TCAATCACCCGACTTTCCAAATACGCTCAACAGCTTTTTTAGCAAGCCAATAATCACTTTTAACAAGCTGTTTAGCTCTTTCACGTCCTGATGCTCATCAGTTTGCTTTTGCTCGTTAGACGGCTCTTTATGTTGGCCTGATGGCTTATCCACCTTTACTTTATAGTGGTCAAAATCTACGTACATGGCGTTCTTATCCAATCCGATGCCAGAGTGCTTATCTACGGATGTGTACTGATGGATCGTGCCCATACTTGACGTATCACTATGATAATCGCCATCATTTGCATCCCACTGAGCTACCCACTTATCATAATCATCTAATCCAGATGTCAACCAATTATCAAACCACCATGTAGAACTGTATACACCAGTATACCATCCTGCGTCTTTGACAGCTTTGCAGAAAATCTGACATGACTTTAAGCATCGTTCTGCGGTAAGCACTCCATTTTTCTTTTTGTAATTGTCGGCATCTTCCATATCAAACCAAATTCCTAATGTAGGTTGATACTGTTCTGCTAATTTTAAGATATATTTAGCCTCTGCCAGTGCTTGATCATCGTTCAAAGCATAATCATAGCAATACAAGCCAAATGGGATTCCTAACCTATTGCATTCGTTTACCCATTGGGCAAGTTTCTTATCAGTGTATTCTCCATAGCACGCACGTATGATAGCAAAGTCATACTTGCTTAGATTCACGTCATCATTCAATTCACTGATATCAACGCCCCAATGCTTTACGTTTGACGTATCAATTTTATTTGTTGGCTCTGCCTTTGGCGGTTGTGGCTTTGGCTTCGGAGCACTTGTTTCTTTGGCGCTAATAGTAGCCCAACGCTCAGAGTTGTAATCCTCTCCAGCACTAACTGCCACAAAGTAGCGATACTTGTTACCGTTCGGTTCGGTTTCAACCCATGAAATATAACGATGCCCATTTCCAATCCATTTATTTGTGTAGCTGAGCTTCTTACCTACAGGCAAGGTCTCTGCGATGATGCCCGTTGGTGTATCTCTGCGCTTGTTGACAGCCTTGGTAAGTGTGGCCACACCAACCTCGTTGATCAATTGTTTTTCAGAGTATCCACTAGACGTAGTAGTATTAGATTCGCTCCATGCCTTAGGTCGGAAAGCTGTGTCATAAGTAGCACTATATGGTAACTTGCACAAGTTAAATGCACCGCCTGAACCGCCTTGATTCTGGCCAAAAAACCAACCATAACCACCGCCCGCATCACTATGGAAGATTGCCACATGTGAGCTTGGTGTAACTCCACAAACCTTGAATATAGCCACATCACCAGGCTTCATCACGGATACTTCAGTGAAGTAGTTTAAAATTCCATTTGTGTGCCTTTGTTCCCACAAGTCACGTACATATCTAGTTGCTGTACAGTTGGACCACGGTACACCCAAATATCTGCAATACTCTGCATAACCATCCCAGCACTGTGCACCGTAGTAACCATCAATATCATAAGCACGGCCTAAGTGTGTATTGTAAAAGTCATTATAGCTTGCCATATACTACCCTTCTTTCTCTTCTAATTTGGTGATTCGGCCACATGCACTGTCCAGATCTTCTTCGATTTTCTCAAGACGAAAGTCATGCTCCATTTGCTTTTTTGTCATCTTCTCGATATCTGATTTCATAGACTTTAGGTCCAGTCTTGTCTCGCTCGAGTCACGGCATAGTGCATCAAGCTTCAGATTCGCCTTGACAACACCTTCAGCATCCGACTTTGAGTTGTTCTTGATCATGACCACGACGTTTATGATCAAGACGACAAAGGTGGCCAAAGAAAACAGAAATTGGAAGGACATGCCATCCTTAGGCGTAATCATTCATCCACCTCAGGTAAGCCGCCTAAACTAGTTAGAAGTGATACCAGTCCAGCCAATAAGCTTGCTGATAGCACCACTTTCCAATCTACTGATTCGATCATGGTACTAGCACCGATGGTACCTACTGCTGTTTGGCATACCGTCTTTACGGCGCGGATCAGTGCCGCATCCCACCATGTTCTACTTTTTAATTGTTCCATAATTTTCCTCCTACTTTATAACCTTTATAACGTCAAAAAATTCGTTATCACCAAATCTGCCTGGTACACCGTCTTTTTTGCATTCCCAAATATCATTGCCGTCTGTATACCATAAACCAGTGCTCACTGACATTCCTTCTTTATAAGTAATCGGTTTAGTATAATCGGTTCCATCATTTAAAATATCATTTTCTGGAATGTATTCTTTTTTAACAACAACATCACCAATCTTAAATACTTTAAACAAACATCCTTTTTTGTCAGACGGTTCAGTTGTAACAGACAACATATTAAGCAAGTCTTGTTTGTTTTGTTCAGCTTGTTCGGCTAGTCTTTGAGCTTCTTCTTGTTTCTTCTTTTCTTCTTGTTTTTGTTTATATTTTTCTTCCGAGAAATGTAGAGTCAAAATGCCCGCATCATCATGCTCAATGACATATCCGGGTAATTTGTCAAAATAAAAAGCAGAATCTTTTAACTCTGCTTCCTCATTGTTATTTGATGTATAGTCACTAGAAATTGCGACTAATTCAAAGTTACTTCTACTAATATATACTTTCATTTTTATCTCCTATCTTGTTAATAGTATGTATGTAAAAAATTTGTGTCTTGACCATTTATAAGAGGGTCTTTCTATTACCCCGTTTTGGTATAGTAGATTGTCACATACGAATCATAAAAAACATTATTTGTTCCAACAATGACATCAACAACGTTGCCATAAACTTCAAGACCGATACCATCATGATCATTATCTCTATGTGCACGCGGCAAAGAAACATATATAGTTCCCCTATAGGGTGATGTTGCAATTGCGAAACCTTCCATTTTGATAACTTGTTTAATGCCACTAATGCCGTGTTTAGTTTGTTTGTTAGTAGAGTTTAAAGCTCCAGTGTTGACCGTTTTCTTATAAATCGTAGAGCCATCTATCCACGTAGTACCAGTGTTGATTTCGCTAGTAGAAAAGGATTGGTCTTTAGGCTCTGTAACTCTTCTAGTTGTTCCTTTTGATTTAAAACTAAACATCTACAGCTCTCCTTCCTAGTTTACATCTATCATCACATCTGTATTTCCAGCTAATACTTGTGATTTCCATGATTCCAGCGAATTCAATCGGTTAACTAAACTCTGAATCGTAGTTGCATAATCACTGCCAGAGATTTTCAGTGTACCATAAACTTCCATCACATTGACCGTACTGGAATTAGTTGTGCAGGAGCTTTGACCAAAGAAAGCAACGCCTTTGCCATTGCCGCCAAAGTTAATCAATGTATAAGTTGGTGTAACTGTAACTATTTGCCATGAGTAATCGCTCATAAATTTATCTTTAACACCGAATGCAATTTCATACGTTGAAGTTGTAGATGTAAATAAATTACCTGCTTTGTAATCTTGTTCAAGAGTATAGTTGTTATCCCATGAATTAATCTTAGTCCATGAATTAGTACCGCTTGCTCGATACTGAATATAGAATGATGTTACATTCTTGTTCGATAAACTTGTAAAACCGACTTTAAAATGTAATAAAGCATATGTTCCATTTGATTCATCCACTGCATAACTTGAGTTAGCACGCTTTGCACTTACATTTGTAAGACTAGGTGGACTATATGTAGTTACACTTACTGAACCACTCTTAGTAGCAGTACGACCACGTGAATCTGTAACTGTGATTGTGTACGACAATGTTCCGCTACCTTGTATAGTACCAGTTGTAAATGAGCTACCATTGTATGTTTGTCCTTCAAATTTCGTTGATATCGCAGTAACACTTGAACCTTGACTACCACTTGTAGCAATTGAGAATTTTAGTCTTGATTGGCTTTGAACATATTGTCCTATTCCTGCACTAATTGAATTTGTATCAGATATCGAGACTGTTCCAATACTAGGCACGACTCCACTTCTTACTTTGATTGTCGCATTAACCGATTTAGAACCGACAGATGTTGAACCACTGAACGTTTCTAATGTGAACGTTGCAATTCCACTTGTCGAGTTAGGTAAATCTTTTTCCCATGATGTTGGAATTGTATAAGAAAAAGTGGGTGTTAATGTCCCACTATCTATTGTTACTAATTCACTTGTTCTACCGTTCCATGTTGCGTAGATTTTATGCGTAAAGTTCTTTGAAGCACTTACTCCACTAATCTCTATAGTTTTACCACATTCGATACTAGGGCTATCAATAGATATACTTGAAGCTCTTGGTATGGTGGTCAATGTTACACTTCCGCTGCACGAACCACTTCTAGGTGCATAATATGCGGTACTACCACAACTAAACGATGCACTTGCACTGATTGATTTAGAACCATCTGCATTATGCGTTACTGTTGTATATCCATCCGCAATACCTACAGTTTGGCCACTACCACACGAAACTGTATGGTTAGCATTGTGTACTGTTGAACCATTCACTACCACGTTATAGTGTTCACTCAATCCTTGGTGATTATGGTACTGTGTATTTGAACGAATACCAACCCACCAATACACCCGTGATGTGTTGTTTTCAATAGAATAAGAATCTTCCCAACACTTTAGTATAAGAGAATATTTATTCTCATCACCTGCCGTAATTCGTATACTTCCACTAAATTCTGCCATTCAATCACCCTACTTTCTTGAAGTCCAAAGAGCCATTCGCCCTTGGCACAAATCCAAATGCCCCCACTTTTAAAGACTGCGTAAATTGCCCATCTGTAATGTACATTGTTTGGTCGTTTATATATGTTACCTTTGCACCATTCTTTTGAATTGACCACTCTTCATTTGTAATCTTAGTCTTAAATGCACTGTCTGATTTACCTAAAGTTAATCCATCGTTATCAAAGCACATGTAACTATTTACGTTGTCAGTGGTTTGCTTTAAACCATCAACACGACCATTTACACTGCTGATTTGTCCTTTAAATTCATTCTTTGTATCAGTTACCAACTGATTGATTGACCATGTGAAGTCTTTTTTTGTCTGAGTGAACTGAGTTGATACAGTATTTTGATAATGTTCAAATGCCGAATTTGATACATAAGTTTCTGATACTTTGCTTGTAATTTCATTTGCCTTAGTCTCAATTGCAGACTGTCGCTCTGTACGTTCAGTGTTAAGTGCATCATTTACATCTGTAATCGATTTCGCTTGTAACGTAATCTGATTTGCATTTTGTTCAATTGCAGTTGTGTTTGAAGTAACTTTATTCGTTAAATCTGCTAAATCCTTTTGAGCTTGTTCTGCTTTAGCTTTTGCATCATCTGCTACACCTTGAGCCGTTTTTGCATTATTGATTGCAGTTTGAGCATTGCCTTGAGCAGTGTTTGCATCTGATTGAGCTTTCTGTACTGCAGTTTCTGCATCAGTTAAACGTGTTTTAGCTTTAGTGATTTCAGATTCTGTCGCATCCACTTTACCTGTAACTGTTTCTAGATCAGCTTTTGCATCTGCCAATTCTTTATTAGCCTTGTCTAAGTTAGTTTGAGCACTGTCTGCTTTTTTCTTTGCTTCATCTGCTAGAGTTTGAGCACTCTGAGCATTACTTAATGCAGTACTAGCTTGAGTTTGAGCATCCGTTGCTTTTTTCGTTGCATCAGTAATATCTTTCTGAGCTTGAGTTGTATCTGACTGTAGCTTTTCGATAGATGTAGCTTGAGTTGATATTGTATCTGCAGTTTGTTTAAATTGAGTGTTCATACTTCCTTCAAGTGTTGTTAAATCACTTTTTGAAGCATAATTTTGAGAAACTGTAGTCGACAATTCACCGACTTTCTTTTCAATCTCAGTGCTTACATCTGCATGAATAGATTTTGATTCAGTAGTTAAATCAACTTTTGTAGCATACGTTTCTTTTACAGTAGCAATTTCTCCTGCATTTGCATTTGCTTTATCAACTGCATCTTGAATTTGTTGCTTTGAATCAGTGATATCACCTTTAATTGCATCAATCTGTTTCTGAGCATTACCAGTACTAGTATTTGCTTCTTGTGCTAACTTTTTCGCTTCACTAGATTGAGTGTTAGCAGTATTAGCTAATTCATTCGCTTTACTTGCATCCGTTTGAGCTTGAGTTGCTTTATCAACTGCTTCTTTTGATTGCGCATTTGCTTGAGATACTTGAGTATGAATCTCACCGATTTTCGCATCAATCTCATTCCATGTATTATCAAATATAGCTTTCGTATACTTGATTTCACTAGGATTAGCATACGTACATTTCCAACGTTTCCAAAGGAATTTATCTGATTGATAAACCACATTACCAACGAACCACTCACCACCGACTAATTCGGTTTGAGAAGTCGAATAATAGAATTGTTCTTCGGCACTCACAAATGACTGACCATCTTCACCTTTAATAGCACTCCATCGATATTTGGTTGGGTCATCAGAACCATACTGTTTTGAATCAGAATACTGACCAATAAACTTACGATTTGAATCTGTCAAACTAAAATCAACACGACCATTTGAACTGTTGGCATAGGCAATGTGGATATGGCTTGAGTTTCCATCAGTCACATTGGCACAAGTGACTTCTGTGGACCCTCTTACTACACCATTGGCATCGATAGCTTCTACACGGTACGTAACGGTATTGGTGATATCTTTAGCAAATACGGACAATGTCTGACCGGTCGAACATGCCGTCCCATTTTTATACCATTGATAGGTCATCTCTCCGGATGCATCCTGATTGTTGGCCAGTACCTTGGCCGTCAATGTAGTCGAGCCATCACCGTTTTTGAATACCGTACCATTGGACGATATGATATTGACCTCAAATGTGCGTTTGGCATCGATCATGCTTTGCATGGCCTTGATCAGTGACTGGTCAATCTGTGATGCGATTTCTTCGAAATTGTCGAACGTCGTCTTTGATGCTGATGGGTCTGTGAAGCGTATCTCTTGCTCTGTGACTCGAGCTGTAAGATACAGCGTCGGAGTGTAGTTCGTATCTTCAATCGTAAACGTATCACCGATATTGGCGTCAACATAGCTTTCCACTTCATAGGATACCTTAGGCACCATGATCTTCATGAGCTCTGCCTTGGCTTGACCATACAAGACATTTACGTCGGATGTATCGTAGCTCCATATCTTGGCGATATAGCGGTCATTTTTTGACGATTTCAACAACGATGGGAATCTGTCCCTTGCTTGCGGTGCAAGCAGATTGTTTCCGGATACCTGGAACTCGACATTGCCGTCACTATCGTATTCTTTCTTTCCGCTCAGCTTGTTGAGTTGAAGCCCATCCTTACCAGTAGGACGTATGGCCGTACACAGTTCGGTTATGTCTGATTTCTTCGTGATTCCAGTGACTTCTTTCCCATAGTGAAGAACCTCACCAGTTCGATTCTGTCCCATGCCCTGATGGGTATCATCATGTTCACGATAGACGTTCAATACAATTCTATTCAGTGAATAATCATCATTGAGTTCCGTTACAAATTCAAGTTCCGCACTGAATACCGTGGCCAGTGAATACAGCCTTTTCAGTACCGTATCCGTCCCTTCCCACTTGTTTGATATTTGCTTGTCAGAAACCTCATTGATGCCGATATCAAAGCTCTTTTCATAGCCGAAGGCCTTGACATAAGACTCAAAGCTCATGGATTTGCCTTCGTATGTATCCACTTCTTCATTGAGAAGCTCGAATACAAGACCGTATGCTGTGACCTTGATTTCCAGTTCGTCCTTTTCAACCTCTACGATATTCAGATAGTAGCCCTTATCCTTGTATTTGAAGGATAAGTGATTTCCCTCCACAAGGTATGCAGCATCCTCCGCCCATGATTCCGTCGTAAACTCAAACGTATAAGCCGAGCCTTGCAGATAGGTATGCAAGGTATCATCCCAGTAGTGCAAAGTCCCGTCCAGTGAATTATCTAAAAAGGCGCATACCTCATCGTATGCGCTCAATATTGCAATTCTTGGCATATCCATCATAACCATGCCTCCCGAATGTATACCTTGATCGTAGGGTCTGTCTTGGTCCATTCCGATACTCGGAACTTGATTTCTGACGTGCCTGGATCCACTTTAAAGTATTGTGTACCTAATATTTCATCCTGTTGCCGATTCATACCATTGACATAGAACTTCCCCTTATCGCCATCGATCGTGATCACATCGCCACTGCGAAAGCGATTCGGGATATCCTTCCACTTGTCGACATGCATCTTTTGATAGGTGAACCGGTTCAAGCCAAGGTAATATAAGAACTCGTTCCCTGTACGGTTCTTCCATGCCTTGATGCTTACCTGTACCTTGGCACACTTCATATTCTCAATTTCCGGAACATGATACTTGTAGTATCCGCCCCAGTAGAAGAAAGTCACATCAGCACCTTCTTTGCGGATATCACAGTGTCCCCAATCCCAGTACCATGGATTCTGTGAGTGCAAATGGTTGGTTTGGAATGACCATGTGCGAAGTACTTTGCCGCCAAGCTTAGGATTGGGTGATGTCCCATTTACGATCAGCTCATAACAGCCTGTATTTCCAGATGTATCTGTCTTGTACCAGTTAACGCCACATATAAGTTTGTTGTCGGCTGTCAAAAAGCCAAGATCCATTTCACCGGTCTGCCCCATCCTTGACGCCCACATCAATATGTGGAAGTAGGAATAGAAGTTGACAGCGCCATCTGAATCGCCGTTGGAATCGGCCGGAAATGTAAATGTCCTTAAACCACCATTTGCATCACCAACGATGGTTCCCTCTGACCCGAATCCAAGGAAGGTGTTGTTGAACCACGTCTTTTTGGCCAATGTACCTTTGGCGCCATACTTCGGATGGATAGCGATAGTTCCCGTGGTATCATCTGCACAGTTCAATAGATCATTGATCGTTCCTAATGTCTCATTCTGCTGTACTGTCTCGCCATCTACCTCATCGATCTTGCCAAACTGCATGGCCCCGTTATTCGACACGATACCGATATACCCGGTGTCTGAATTGGCCGTGATCTCATAATCCACAGTAGCAGGCATACTGCCATCATTCTCGATAGAAGCTACAAGCTCGCCATTACTGTTCTTGCTTGCCGTCACTTCCTTGAGCGTCGTGGAATACTTGATCGGGTCTGTGCAGTATATCTCAATTTCACCTACCACAAAATTGGTGCCTTTCTCATTTTGTGTGATTCCTTTTTTTGTACCAATGAAATACTTGTCAGGTTCATCATTGAATATGACCTTGACCTGTTCACCATTTAACAGCCTGTTCATCTTATTGTAGGCATCCCGAAAAGCACTATCACTGGATGCCAGTAATTGATAGGCGACCGTGATGGTACGTGGCGGATATCTTCTCGCAATGTAATTGGCGCCGTCAATCGTATCGGTGGATTGTTCCTTGATTTCAGCGCCATACAGTTCCCTTCCAGTAACATACAGTGTCCTGTACCCTTCAATTTTATTTTCAAGATATACACCGTCATAAGACATAGCCTCGGACGGCAAAGCATTACCGTCCGGGATACGTGCAGAAGTGTCGTGATACGAGTATAAGCTCATTATCTATCACCTCCTAATTTATTTTTGAATTTTTTAGCTCGATTAAGCTCCGCCTCATTATATTTGGCAGTCGCACGCGCAAATCTCTTTCCATCCACATCGAACGGAATATTGATCGTGTACTCCGAGCTGTTGCGATAATCGTAACTGTCATTCAATTCCGCGTTAAAATCACCAAAATTGGTATCTGCCTGTGCGAAGGCAAGGCCAGGAAGGTAGACAAGGTCTTCCGATGCATGTCGTACATCACTGATCATGCGATTGATTCCATTGACGAACCCTTGGCCATACCAAATACCATATTGCCGTGTGATACGGGAAGGCGATCCAATCTTAGCTTTCGCCGCGATTGCCGCATTGGCAGCGCTCGCCAGTCTGGCGGCAGCCGCTTCTACGGCTCCGGCCGAAGCACTCAATCCATTGGCCAACCCTTGACCAATCATCAATCCAGCACTGTATGCCTGGCCTACACCGGACGACATGGCACTGTATATGCTCGACATCATGCTCGTCACGATGGATACTGCTCTGCTTCCGGCACTTGCCAATGCCGAGCAGAAACGGTTCATTGCATTAGATGCAATACTTGGAAGTCTTGATAGTCCACTGTTAGCCGCACTTACGATGGCACTGCACGCAGACTGCATAGCCGACACGCCAGCACTTGCACCGGATGCGATAGCCGATGCAAATCCGGCCATAGCACTCATGGCGCTTGCTGAAAGCATCATCATGGATGCAATTGCGGCTGCTGCACCTGTGCTTATCATCATGAGGGAAGCTGATGCACTCATGGCCGATGCTGCTATAGATGCCATGCTTGCGGATGCCGTCATGGCAGATGTTCCAAGCATGGTCATGTAATTGGATGCAATCAGCAGGTCAGTGCCGAATATCGACATGGTAGCACTTGCCATCATGACCATACCGTTAAGCATAGTCATGGATGCCGATGCCATGGCACTCATCGTTCCAAGCATGAGCATGGTCGTTGATGCCATCATGGCAGATGCCGTCAATGCCGTCATTCCGGTCGCGATCATGATGGACGTTGTCCCAACCATCATTGCCGATGCCGTGAACTGTACCAATGCCGCATTGAGCATTTGAAATTGCCCTGGAATCGTTGATATTGATGAACCCATCGTACTGATAGATGTTGCAATCGTGGACATGGATGTTGCCGCTGTGCTTCCATTGGTAGAAAGTGTCTGTACGGCACTTCCAAGGTTTCTCATCGAATCGCCTACAGTGTCGATCTCTGCGGATTTCTTCGTGATCCTGCCAATTCCAAGTGCAACAGCAGCTAATGATGCCGTCATATCACCAAGGTTCAGGTTTGTGATGTTCTTCAAGCCATTGGCTAAATGTTCAACACCTTTTCCGGCATTCAAAACACTCTTTCCGAACGATTCGACCACATCGGCCACACCGTCGAGGGCACTCTTAATTCCATCACCCAAACCTTTAAACACATCGGATACGCCATCCAATACGGATTTGACGTTATCACCAAAGGCCGTGATGATATCGGCAACTCCATCCAAAGCTGATTTTATAGCGTCACCAACTGACGAAATAACATCTGCGATGCCTTGGAATGCGTCCTTGATCACTGTTCCAATCGATTCAACGACAGTTGCAACGCCTTGCAATGTTGACTGGATCGCATCGCCAATGGCCTGGATAATGGCCGGCAATGTCTGTGCCACGGCCACGATACCGGCAACCACTGTATCAACGATTGGTGCCAATGCCCCTAATATCTGTGATAAGCCGTCTGCCTGTGTGCCGACAAGTGCAAATGCCGCACCAACCATCAATGCAGCTGCACCAATGGCAAGCCATGTCGTTGGCGGTACCATAGCCAATGCTTCGCCAAGCCCTCGGAATGCAGTAGCCAAACCAGTTCCAATACCTTGCGCCGCCGTACTGATTGCTTCGCCTAATGATTTGACGATATCAGAGACGGCCGTACCAATCGATTTGATAATGTCGGATATTGTCGTTCCTATGGACTTGATCACATCGCCAATTCCCTGAAATACAGCTTTGATGCGTTGCCCTGCCTGTTGGCATTGAGAACTTGCCGTATTGGCATTATCACCAATCTTTTTGACATCTTCGGCAGTATCGGATGCCTTGTCGCCTTTCGAAAAGATGCTTTTTATCTTTCCGGCCAATGATTTGATTGGACCAACAGCATTTTGAGCCGTATCCCCAATCTTCTTAATCTTTGTAGCAATCGAGCTAACACCCTTGATCGTAAGGAAAGCCACGCCAAGACCGGTAATCACATCGGCAAATGCCTGTACCTGTCCAGGCGACATGTTAGCCACAAACTGGGCAATCTTATCAGCCAGTTCGGCCACCTTGTCAACCACCGTTCCGATAACGGATCCAAGTGTCGAGAAGATACCACTGGCACCTCCAAGTGAGCTTGCCACATTGTCTATGGCAGGTCCAAGATCATCGAATAGGTTTCTCAATGAATCAACGGCGCCTGAATCGGTGAATGAGCTCCAAAAGTCATCAAAGCTCTTTTTGGCGCCGGCAATGAATCCGTCAATCTTTGCCGTTAGTGCTCCAACATCGATACGATCCATTGCGGATATGATGCCCTGTATGGCATTGATGCCTATATCCTGTAATTTATCCCATACTGGCATAAATTTGGCCGTTACATCCTCATACAATCCATCCATGGCTTGACCAACAGACTTGAAATTCTGTGCCATATTATTGAAAGCGTCGGAATTACCGACCTGTTCAACGGCCTTGAAGAAATCTTCCGTCTTGATCTTGCCGTCCTGGACTGCCTGTACCATATCCTGTGTAGACATGCCCATCTGTTTTGCAACTGCGGCAATACCAGATGGTGTTTGTTCAAGCATGAGCTTGAAATCCTGCCATGCGACAGTTGGCCGTCCGGCCATCTGTGTGGCCTGTTGGCTCAATGTCTTCATGGCCTGGCTTGGATTTTCTGCGGCAGCTGCTAGACCGCCAAAGCCTTTGACCAGTTTAGCCGTGTTCTTAGTACCAACGGCGGCCAACTGTGCATAGGTGGATGCCATATCACTGGCATTGTATACGGTTGCCTGTGCATAGTTTTCCAGGTCTTTCTGTACGGCCTGTATCTGTGAGCCTGATGCACCAAGAATCTGCATATTACCGTTAAAAGACTTCCATGCAAGACTGGATGTGTTGAAAGACTGACCAAGGTCCTGAATGCCGTTGGAAAGCGCCCCTACTGCACGGTTGCCGATAGCCATCAGTGCACCAAAACCGATGCCACTCTTGATTTTTGATGATAAGGTGTCCATCTTTGAGATAGCCTGGTCGGCTGTCTTCCCAAGCGACTGGTCGCGGCCCTTAAGGATCAATTCCGGTACAGATTTGATAACCGAACCGACTCTTTTGACTGTATTTGATGCGCTGTTGACTTTAGGCGACATATTGTCTTTTGCTTCAAGTTGTGCTTTGATACCGCCTGTTGCTTCTGATTTTGCTTTTTCAAGCGAGCTTACGGCATCATCGACAGTTGGTGTCATATTGTCCGTGGCTTCCAGTTTTGCCGCCGTGATATCCGATGCGGCCTTGTCGGCCTGTTGGCATGCCTTGATGGCATCATCCACGACCGGGGTCATATTGTCCTGCGCTTTAAGGACGACAGTGGCAATCTGATGGACTGCCCTGTCTAATGACTTCAGGACATCCAATGCCTGTTCAAAGGTATTTGTGAAGTTAGCGTCTCTAGCAGAAAGGGAGGCGGTTACTGAATATTGTTCAGGCATATCAATTGCCCTCCTTTTTCTTTGCTTGCTGTGAAACGAAACGTCTGAGGTCTGCGAACTTATCGTTTTCTTCTGCTTTGTTTCCGCTCATTACACGATCCACTTCTCTTCTATAGTTGTAGAATTTTTCAAAATTTCGATACACCGGTCTTCCGCTCTTTTTCCGAGCCCTGACCTCGAAATTTTTGAATGCCGACAGATGGATGTCGAACATGCGGTCCACTGTCTTGAGATTGACTGCCTTCATGAGTATCCGATACTCTCTGAAATTCAGTCTGTCTACATCACCGAGTGACTTGTAATCAAGATACCGGAAGCAGTTGAGCGCGATATTTTCATACATCTCATCAAAGTCTATGCTTTCTCTTGACTCGTCTGTTTCATGGCTTTCCGAATCTGCTCGTACTTCTTTTTTGAGACATTCGCTTTCGATAAAAAATCGGACACCTGCTTGAATAGTGCGTCAATATCGTCGCAGTCTTCGATATAGGCTTCCAATTCTTCTTTCTTGATTCGTGGAGAGAATCCGATATTCATTGCATATAGCACATCGATAAGGTCTTCGATCTCTCCGCCGATGACTCCGCCAAGGGCATACGTCATGCCTAGTTCTACTTCACGATCACCTGATTTGGTCTTTACTTTCTCATTCAGAGCACGCATAAATTTGATGCTTGCTTTAAATTCGTATTCTTTACCGTTGATCTCAAGTTGCATAGTATTCATATGTATCTACCTCTTCTTTCGTTTCGCTTTACGTCAAAAAAGGACGTGATCTTCACGTCCCTATTGCTATTAGTTAGGCCGTTTCTTTTGTCGTGTCTTTATAGACATAGGAAGCGGCTTCTTTCTGTGCATCGGATACGGTTGCATATCCATCTGCGCCGTTGCCTTGCACACCGAATGTAAGTTCTACTTCGGTTGCATCTTCAGCATTTGATGTTTCGGTAAATTCCGTAACATTTGCCTGATAGTATGTAGCTTTGTACTTGCCAACATTGGTCTCCGTGCCTTCTTCGGCCAAATTGACGCGCCATACTTCTACGATCTCTCCTGATAGCAAAGCTTGTTTAAGCTTATCAACGATCGTATCGCCTTTGGCAAGGATAGATTTGGCAGTAATCTCCAATTCAGGTGTTCCTGGTGTACGGATAGGGCCGTCTTTGGTCTGTGTCGTATCCGCATCACGTTTCATTGATAGTTCGTTCTCTTCAGAAAAAGCAATATGTGTTGCGTCTTCTTTTGATTTTTCACTTAGCAAACGATATAAGTAAATGATCTGCGTACCTTTGACCTTTTCTACATCGTTCGCAAATAATTGCAAATTGATCATTGTTTTGATCATTGTTGTTTTCCTCCTGTTATTTCAAATTCCAGATCAAGCACGCCATGCAATAGCGGTTGACTGGTCGTTGTGTCCGGTATCACCTGCTGATTGATGTGCCGGATGCTCCAGTGATATGACTTGGTATCCCGGATACTGCGTGCAATGTCCTTGATTTCTGCCATGATTCTGGACTGTGTGCCTCTTTTTTTGGGGTCATCATGCCATACATGCACCGTTTGGTATACGTGTCCTGTGATCATAGACTTGTTTCCATAGTCATCTACGACTTGATTGTCACCTAGATAGATGAACGGATACGGTGTTCCATCAGGCGGCAGAAAGGTATCATACACGCCGACTTTCGTATCCTTGAACTTGGTTTTAAGTGCCATCAGCAATGCACTGTATATTTCCTGTTGCGCATCCATATCAGTCACCTACCAGTTTTTTCATATCGGATATGAACTTCTCTTTCTGCTCGTTGAAGGCCGGCTTGCAAAATGGCTCCGCTTCCATGAAACGAGTACCATGTTCAACGTAAGGCGCATACTCTTTAGTTGGGCCAACCGTTGCTTTCATTCCACCTTCAGATATGGTCGTGTTGATACTTCCGCCAAGTCCGCCTTTTGAATATCCTTTTTTGAAGGCAACACCTTTTTTGGCTATGCCTTTCATCTTGTCATTCATATCTGCGCCATTGGCTCTTACAACTTCTTTGATCTTGGTTAGATTCTTACAGTCATTAATTTTATAAATGAGCTCATTCAATCCGGATATCTCTACTGCACCCATAACTATTGCACCTCCGATACGATAAATGATTGCTTGGTTCTAAGCCGCCTTGTGTAATCAACACGATATTTCTTATTGCCAATGATCAATTGGTCAAACGCTATATCGACATGATTCTGCACATGAATTGTCAGGCTTCCTTGCTTGATGCCGCCATACACAAGGTTCATGGTCTGTGTATTGGTGTCCATCACAGATCCATATACCTTGATATCGACATATGTATCATCGGCATAGTCACCTGTATCCGCATCATATGCACCAGTCACAAGACGTCTGAATAGGATTGGTGTGTCGTATCTCATAGGAACCGTATCCTCCCGATATCCTGGTCGGACTGCGCGTCGCGCCATGTCTGGATATCGTCGGCATACTGGTCAAAGTCATTGTCCTTGAAGGTCAATGCTTCGCCTTCTACCGTGTGGCCGCTCAATCCTTCCGAACCAATTCTGTTGAACCTCGCAATCGATACTTCAGTAACGATATATTCCAGTTCACTTGGCACTTCCTTTTGGCCAAGCAATGCTTTAAGGCGGTTCTCGGTCAAGGTGATGATGACCTTCAATTTATTGTCTTCATCCTCGATCCCAAGTAACGCCTTGACATCATCGATCACCGCCATATGCTACTATTCCCCCGTTCCTGATGCAGTGGCGGCCTTGATGGTTACCTTGTAGACGCCATCAGCATATTCTGGCCAGAACTGTACACCGGATAACATCAACGTTTCGATCGTTGCATTGGAAGTGATAGTCGAATGGGTCATACCAATTAATCCGGTCTCATCGTAAGTCAATCCGAACTTGCTTGCTACGTCTCCGCCATTAGGGATATATGCGCCTGTCAAGTTTTGCTTAGCAGTTGCATATGCAGTACCCTTGGCCAATCCAGGTGAGATGAAAGCTGTTCCCAATCCTAAGAAGCCTTCGATGTATTGGAAGCCAAAAGCGGTCTGTGTCGTCACTTGTGCACCGCCTAAGTAGTCGGCCACATCCAACGGTGAAATGAAATACACTGGATCTACGGTAAGGTCTTCAAAACGCACTTCCAATTGAGCCCATGCGGCTGCCAATGCGGCTTGCAAACCTGTACCATTAACCGTGCCTGTACCGGTTGCTAAAGATGCAAAGAAGTCTTTCTTGATATCCTTTTGCAATTCCAAGGTCATTTTTGCGTCAGTATCATTGATGGCTTTTTGTGCGCCAACCTTTTGGATAGCTTCGGCCGTAGCTACTTTACGATATTTCTTCAATACGATTTCTTTGGACCATGCCAATTTACGTGTAATCTTGGTCAATCCAATCGTTTCGCCTTCGCCAACTTGATCAGGTGTGTTCTCTTTGGTCAATTTATATGATTTGATCAATGTTCCATTGGCCATTGGCGTCAATTGGTTGATGCCTAATACTTTGCGCAATTCGTCGATATTTGTTGCGATTCGTGATGTATAGTCCACGGAAATGGCTGGATCCAAATCCGCGGTTGCCGTGATATCCGGTTCTGCTGCAAATAATTGCAAATTAATTAATTGTTCCATGTATTCCTCCTATTTGAATAGATTCATGTTCTCGCGGATCAAACGTTGACGTTCGATTGGGTCACTGACCTTCATGATATCTTCTTTTGTGACGCCTCCGTTCGACCCTGTACCTCGCTTGAAAGAGTTACCTTTCAAAGCGTCTTTGACTGCCTTTTCGACCTCGCCTTTGAACAGCTCGATAAAGGATTCAACGGCTTCTTTGGTGGTATCGGCATCCGATGTGATGATGCTTGCAAGAATATCATCGCTCACATTCACATTGGCTTCTGCACACATCTTGCGTGCTTCTTTGGCCATGTCTGCACGTGCTTTTTCATTGAGCAATTCATCAAGTTGATTTTGCAATTTGTCGCGTTCATGCTCGGCTTTTTGCTGAGCGTTCATTTTTGCAAGCTTCTTAGCTTCTTCTTCGCTTTCTTTTGCCTTTTTATCCCACTTTGCTTTTTTCTCCTGGATGATGCGGTCTAGGTCCTCTTCCGTGTACTTTGGCTGAGATTTATCTTTACCTTTATCGCCGTCTTCTCCAGTTTTATTGTTTTGCCCTGGATCATTATTGTCAGGATCTTGTCCATTATCTCCTTCGCCGAAAAGTTGCAAGTCAAATAGATATTTTTCCATATGTATTTCCTCCATAGTTTAAAGTTACAATGCTTAACTTCCATAGCTTTTTACGTCGCTCCATGCCTGGACCCATGGCTTTTATTGTCTTCAATGCTCGGACATATAAAAAACACAACCTAATCGCTTAGATCGTGCTTTATAAATTTTGGTAGCTTTCGCTTCGGCGGGTCTTTCATATAAACCGTCTCCTTTTCCGTTTTTCCACAAAAAATGCAAGTACGTACTCTTCTTTCCGCCTTGCATTGTAAGTTATGATCATAATAAGATTTCTCAATCGATTCTGTATAGATGTGTTTGCACATACCGTGTCTCCTAGGTCAATTCATCATCCACACTCATCCACACTCACATAATCTGGATGTGCAGTAGCTATTTCTTCGCATCCTGTGATAAATGCCATGATTGCGCCAAACCCTTCTTGTGTAACAGTATCGATAAGTACATGCTCGAATCCATCATTGCTTCGGATATGTTTCAATTCTCCATACTGTCTAGTTTGGATGGTATGCACCATTGTCTGATACAGTGCAGACACTGCTGCACATACGATATCTTTCCCTTTTTCTGCATATCCGGCATGGCCTTCGATTTGAATATCGAACCATTCGTCATATTTGATCGTGATATGTATCATGTTCAATTCCTTTCATATTTAAGATAGTTAGTATGGCAGTTTGAATGAATAAGGGCAGCAGCACAAGCCACCACGACCAGGCAATAACATGGCATAGTTTTAAAACGATAAAAGTGATGGTCAAAGCTTCACAAAAGCTTATCCCATTTCTAGGTTTATAATCATTATTCATGTTTAATCCTCTATTTCCTGCACTAAAAAAGCACGATATCAATCGTGCTTCTTCATTTTGCTTTTTTTGTACTCTTCCGGATATGTATAAGAATTATATTTATCCATGGCTTTCTTTATATCGTCAGGGCACTCACTTGTTGGAAAAAACATATGTCCCAATTCATGTGTATACCATTCAGGATGCCCACACCATTTTCTTAAATTGTGATCTGCTCTCATAATTTAACACCTGCCTTTTTTAAAAGATCATCAACATGTTCTGATTCGGACCCATTATGTGCATTGCTTACTTCTGGTACTAATTCTGAAAATTGATTATCAATTTCCGAATAACTGGTCGCATAATAAGAAATAATTTTTAATATCCATTCTTCTAATGTCATATTACTATCGTTTGCATCTTGCTGCAATACATGTAGAATATCTTGCCTTATTTTTGGATTTTTTCGATCAATGATATGCCCAAATTCATGAATCACAACATTTTTGTATGTAGTTCCTTTTGGAAATAAATTATCTTGAACTGCATTTTCATATTCTAATTTTAAATGATTAGAATCATCATACATATATTTATTCAATGTGATTGTCTTACCTTTTGTCATAGCAAATGCATTGACATCAACTTTACTATTATCACCTTCATAGCCAAGTACATTGTCATAGGTCAATATAATATCTGATGATTGCTTGAGCAAATGATTATTCTTGGCTCTTTTCAATTGATCACCAAGTGTATCAATAACATTTTCCAATACTTTTACATCGCCTCTATACAATTCAAAATTTCCATATGAATTTTTATCGGCGCCTAATCGAATATCAAGCGATGCAGCTTTACTTGAAAGTCGTTTCAAATCTTTATCAGAAATATAATTTCCTACATGACGGGTATCTTTAAAACCGCTTTTCTTACTTGGCAAATTGTTTCTGAGATAATGTTCAATTCCATTAGTATCAAGGCTTTTCTGTTTCTTCCACTCCTCAAATGTCATATCACCTGAATCAGGATCACCCAAATATTCATCGAATAATTTACGATCAATATATGGAACTGTGGAGCAATGGCAAATCGGATGCATTGGTGGCGCATTAACGCCCGGAGTCATATCTTTCGTGTCGTAAATATTACCGTCAAGCTTTCTGCATTCATCGCAAGCTTTTGTATTCATGATGACATATTTGTATTGGCCAAATCCATTTTCTTCATATGACCGCTTGGCAACATCGGTTTGTATGCGTCTTTCTTCTGTTCGCAGCAAACGATCAGCTGCATAATAGCTAACATCAAATCTTTTACGCATATCAGAAATAAGGCTATTTGTGCTTTTCCCTTGAATGATGGCCTTAGTCATGTATTTCTCTAATTCCGACCTTAACATGTCTTGATTGGCCCAAATACGTTCAGAAAATGTCGCATTATAAAACGATGCATTTACGATTGATTTGATCATATCTCCGTTATTTTTGATAGTTTTGCCAAGAATACCGGCCTGTCTTTCCATTTCATCAATGGTTTTGTCCTTCAAACAGTCTTCAACGTATTTTTCATATTCATCATTTCCGGCGGCAAGCTCAAGCGCCACTTCAGACTTTAATAATTCAAGACGATTTGCTTTCATCGTCAGGTTATATATCTTCATTTCATCATTTGCCTGTTGTGAGAAGTTTTTTTCTTTTACATACTTTTTCGCCTTTTCTTCATATGCTTTGATGTCTAGCTTGTCAGCTCGTTTCTTGGCTTCAGACATTGATATTCCTTCTTTTGATGCGTATTTGCTGTACCATGCATTAATTTGTTCCGTTACGTTATGGAACATATACTCGAATATGCGTTTAACCACCTCTGATTTGTCTGAATCATCTGACTGTGATTTCTCTCTAGCCTTTGCTTCACGCCTTACCCAATAATTTTCCGCATCATCTCTTGTCTTTGTTTTCGCCATTTTGTTCACCGTTTATAGAAGAAAAAAGACGATCATCAATGCTGTATGCTTTTTCCACCTGTTCTTCCTCGATTCGCTCGATCTCTTTTTGCGGATCGTCAACAATTGACAAGACTGATAATTGCGTTGGCTGAGATACGATGCCTGACAAGTTCTGTGCAATCTGTGTTTCTTCCAGAATATTCTGTGGAAGATTGCGTGTATAGTGGTAAGTCAATCCGATCCAGTCAGATTCGGTCATTGAGTTGACCGGATTTGAGAAGATGATACGGTATCTTCGGTTAAGCCCCGACGTGAACTTGCGTTCTTTGGTCTTGGCAAGATTGGACATGGACTGAAGCTTGTAAGCCATGGCGATGCCCGAACTGTTACCGAAATTCTCATCATTGATATTGGCAATCATGGATACCTGATAGATCAGACGTTCCATCCGGTTTAAAGAATTCTCTTGTGTGCCGTCGGCATTAGGCTTTTCAAGGAAGCCTACATCCACGGGATACTCCGACATGTCGCCCTCGAATGAGATGACGCGGTGGTCTCTCATATCCCTGAGCATGTCGTCAGTCAGTTTCGGGCCGAGAATCTTTAGGTATGCATCGGCAAAAGCATCCACATCGTTCAACTTCTCGGAAAGCGCCTTGTTGTATCCCACGATAAGTGAGTACACAGACTCGAATACTGCTATGCGTGACTCGTTCTCCAGGAACTCTGTGGCTGGAACATCACTGAAATTATGCGGTCTGAACTCATCTTCGAGATAGTGCAGACCTCCATCATCTGTGAACGGCCATACCTCGGTTGGAGTAAGCACTTCGCCATGCATGATCTTCTTCGAATCATAGTAGTACGTTACGAAGTATCTCGGATGCTGTTCATACGTGTTATCGTAGACCATGAATCCTTCCGTAGGGTCCAAGTAAACGATGGATATATCGCCGCTTTCGTCGTTGGCATACAATTCATACCCCTTGCCGTAAATTGAGCAAATACGGCTCAATTCGGCGTTGTTGTCTTCGATATCGTTGTACGAATCAAACATATCCAAATAGTCTGTTACCTTCTTATCGTCGGACTGGACCTTGATGGGAATTCCGATGAAATAGCCGTTGAAGGTATCAACCAAATATTTTGCGAAGTTGACCGTCACACGGTTATCAGGCTTCCAGTCTTCCTTGTCCTGCCATGTAAGATTAGGATACATATTCATGTACGCATCTTTCAGAACCTTGTATCGGTTCGTGATCAGGTTCTTATGCTTGGCAATCAGCTCGCCAAGCTTGGTGATCGTCATATCCTCATCATCTGAGATACAGATAAGTTCATCAGGTATGATGGTCGACCTAACATTTTGCTGTGGCATTATAATCCACCTCCTAATTTGTTGTATTTCAGTTTTTTCTTATGCAATGGCTCCACTGCATATCGCATTGCATCCATAAGGTGGTTGAAGTCATCGACTGGCTGATTCAATGTTTTTCCGAATTTATCTTTATCCCAAACATAATTTGATATCTCAGTCATAAAATTCACACATCTTGGATGAATGATAATTTTTAAGTCTTGTATGAATTGAACTCCGTTATTGATTGAATCACGTCCTTTTTTGGCACCTCTAACCCGTAGCCCAAATTCTCTTAATTCATCTATTGATTTTGGCTCTGCAGAATCGGCTATTATCTTTTCTTTTCCATATCCCATCGATGTTATACGTTGGTAAATTTTTCGATTTGTCAGGCCTTTTTCATAGAATTCATCCCACACATATAACTCCTTATTGGATTCGTCATAGAAGCCCATAAAAAAAGCGGTCGGGTCATTGGTATAACCAAAGTCCAATCCGCATACAGTTACACGGTCCTTGATATCTTTCAATTCAAACTTTCTAGGCTCATAGTTTTCATATATCAATCCTTCGACAACACCCCATTGACCTAATCCGGCGACTTGGTAACGTCTAGGATTGTTTTTTTTCATCCTTTCAAATAGACCCAGGTCAGATTTATCTAACCATTCATTGCATTTGTAATTGGTCGTCAATGCTAATATATCTGGATCGTCTTTTGCATCGAAAAAGCGTGACTTTAGCCAATGCCTATCATTCCAAGGGTTGAAAGTTATTACCCATTGCTTCCACAAGTTCAATGGTATCTCGCCTCGAATTGATTCGTCGATTACATCAAAGTCTGATTCATCCATCACTTCATATGCTTCTTCAAGCCATGCCCAACACAGATAGCCATATTCAACAGTGATGGATGTGACCTTCAAGGGATCATCTAATCCTCTGAATAGTATCTTCTGCCCGGTCGGCAAGTAAGTTGCTTCCAATGGACTTAGCTTGAAATCCCATTTATCAGTCACTTCCAATCGTTGTGTTGCCCACTTGAGGTCAGTCCAACACGAATCTTTTAAAGTCCTATACGTTTTACGGATGACAAGTAGATTAGATTTATCGTACTTCATCAGGTTGTAGATGAAACGTAACGCCGTTGTCTTCGATTTCTTCGAGGCACGTGAACCTTTAACGACTAAGTACCGAACTCGAGATTTCCAAAAACTTGCATACCCTTTGCCTACGATATCGGGGAGATACATTTCCTTCTTCTTAATCGTCTAAATCATCCTCTCCGGTAAACACTGGCACGGTAGCACTCAAGTCCACTTTATCCGTAAACATCGCAAACGATTTACCGATGAGCTCAGATGCTTTGATACGATCGCGCATGGATACCTCGATCTCCTCTTTGACCTGGTACCCATCACCGTCATAGCGAAGTACAGTCTCTTTTTCCTGGCCTCTCATGACCCGTGACCAGAACTCTCTAACTTCCTTGGCATCGGCAGTCTTCTCATTGTCGATTTGCTTCAGCTTTTCATCAATGGCTTGTTTTATCCTAGGTTTTCTAAGGTTTTCAAGACCAATAGCACTGGCTGTTTTCTTGGAGTATCCAGCACGAATCGCAGCTTGTGTCGCATTGAGATCAATCAAATATTCCTGAATGAATCGTTCTTGTTTAAGCGTCAACTTCATTGCCTTCACTCCTTTCCGATTTTTCAAGATGATTAGGCACATAAAAAGGCGGCATGCCTGATGCATCCGCCTCGTGTGCTTATTTGTTAAAGCTCGGCAAAGTTGAGTGTGACCGTCGGGATTGTACTTATACGACGTCCTCTTCTGTCGAACTTTGTACACTACCATAATACCACTTAAAAGTGGTTTACTGTGTCAACTCTTTCAGTTTTAGTAGAATCTACTAGGGTTCTTCCGGGTCATTCTTGTCTCTGTTATTGTAGATAAAAGCTCCTGCTAGCATTGCAAGAGCCGAAGCCAAAGAAACAAGTCCAGTAATTCCTTTACCATTAAGAATTAACACGATGCCACCAATCAAGGCTGTCATAACGATAATAAACGCAAACAACTGCCCTCTTCGTGAATCTTTCTGCGTATATTCAATAGCTTTACTTTCCATATCGTGTCTGTGCTCGGCCTCTTTCTCGGCCATTGCAATAATCCGATCAGCAGCCCCTGGTACAATATCATTATAAGCCTTAAGATGTGAAGGTATGGGAAGAGGCCCATTATATTCGATATGTTCAACGCGCATCTTATGCTTTGGTTCCATCTGTTGGTCTTTGTTTTCAGTCGTGACCTGTAATGTTTCATTTTTATCTTGCTGCTTTAAATTTTTTGTCTCTTCTTGAATACTCATTCATCGATTTCCTTATGGTATTTCCCACTTTTTCCCAGTCTGAACCAAGTGCTTTAGTATCTTTTTCATACCCGTTAGGATTGTAACGATATCCGGAATCCGTCCCAAAAAGATTCACAATACTTGAGGCGCCGTTAAAAAAAGAAGCATTAAATATAGTTTTTTTCCTCATCATTGCTACCTCCCATTTTGCTACAAAAAGCAGGTTCCAATCATATTATCTCGTTAATTGTTGAATTTTGCAAAGCCTTTTTTAATTTTTGACGTATATAACAACATATTGATCTCTTTCCGCAAGTGCTTATACATACCATACTTGCTATAGCCGTACTTATAGCCCACATCGTCTGCGCGCTTTCGGTAGATGTACAGGTCCCACAGGATATTTTGATCCGCCAACGGCAGTATTTCCGTCCACCGCAAATCAAGCAGTCGCTTCCTAAAGTGCTCAAGCTCTGCCTCCTTACTGGATATGATCTCATACAAAGCCAGTGGACTGTGGTACTGCGGTTGGTAGTACGGCATTGGCAGAGGGCTCCGTATCTGCTCCGGTGTGAGGTCTGGACCGGATCGGGCCAGTCCTGTCTTCTGATGATTGAGGACCTCAAGCTCTTCATTGATCTCGATCAAACGGTGACAGCAGTATCGCACCGTCTTGAACTCGGATATCAAATCTTCATACGTCAAATCTTCTACCTCCTTTTTGGTCTGTATTTATTTAGCCATTTTCTATGGCAAGTATACGAACAAAAATACAATGGCTTGCCATGATCATTCACTCTATACGTCCAGTCATGTGGCAAAGAAGAAATGATCTTCTCTTTTCCACACACCGGACATTTGATTGTTTTAAATTTTTGAATCTTCATTTAGTAAATCATCTCCGAACCAGGCATTTTTAATGAAGTATTCTTATCGTTCATTTTTGCTTATTTTTTCGATCGTGATTGGAAATACTTTTACCGTAGAAGTTCCATATCCGAGATCTTCTTTGATGTAGTAATCCAAGCCATCATTTACGACTTTGCCAATTACTTCCTTCCCATCAAAGCTTTTTGCTTTGTACAATTCCTTTTTAGGATTCATCATTAGTGTCATTTTCTTCCTCCTAAACTCTCACGTAAACCGTCAGTATCTGTATGTAATCAAAAATGATTATTTTTGAGACTTCTCATTTTTTATTGATTATCAAAATGTTAGTCTGACATTTTCCACTAAGATGTATTCAATCATATTGCCAATTTGAGTTGCAAATTTAACTTCGTACCCTGCATCAAGTGTTTTACTAAGAGCTTCATAGTTGTCAGGATATGTCCTTACTACAATTTCCATTTTCGATTCCTCCTTTAAAACTTCGCCATTCTTCATCAGAAAGGCAAATCATCCGATGCAATCTCAAGGCCATTGACTTCGGCTTGTTGTGTCAAACTCTGTGCATATTGCACATTCGATTGATTGTAATTCTTCGCGTGAGCTCCATACGATTGATTCTGAGTGTAACTTTGACTGCCATAGGTATTTGTAACTCCTAGAGCATTTTGCTCGTTAAAATCATTTCTAGGTGTCAAAAACTGTACATTCTCTGCAACTACTTCTGTGACATACACTTTCTGCCCTTGTTGGTTGTCGTATGAACGTGTGTTGATTCGACCTTCAACTCCTAGCTGATTGCCTTTCTTCTGGTACAGTTGGATGTTGTCGGCCAGTTTGTTCCATGCTACGCAGTTGATGAAGTCTGCTTCCTGCGTTCCGTCCTGGTTTTGTCTGCGGTTGACCGCCAAAGTAAACGAACAGACACTCATTCCGCTTTGTGTCTTTCTGAGTTCTGGATCACGTGTCAATCGTCCAATCAGAACCACTCTGTTGATATCCTGCATAGACTCACGCTTTCAGTCCGCAATCATTTGCGATTGCCTGCATAGATTCGGCCATTTTTTCTTCAACTTGCTTTTTGGCAGCAGGTCTGCCTCGTCGCTTTGCGACCTTCTCGATGATATCCGCTCCACGAATGTTCATCAAGTTGATTCGGTATGGTGCTACGTTGTCTGTGTCGTCAACGTAAGCGATAATCCCTTCTCTGTCCACTCCTGCACAGTGATAAACAACTTTGTCACCAGGAGCGTATTTAAGCTCTTGTTTTTCGGTTTACTTTTTAGTTTTCATTTTCACAGTTCTCCATTTTTGATTTTTTCTCTGTTTATTTTCACGATACAATCTCTTTTTTTGTGCCCATCCGGTTTCTGATCCGATCATCGATTCGTAGTTTGCAATCTTCATCACATTGTTCTCAGATACTACAATCAGTCTTAAATTCTGGAATAATTCAAGGGCAACTCTGACTATATCTGCGGAAAAAAACTTTGTGTCACGTGCAATTTTTTCGACAGTGTATGGAACTAATATATTGCCGATTTTTGTGGCTAAAACACCATCTGTATTTGATGTCATGGTGCATAATTTTAGGTATAGTGTTACGTATTTACATCCGTCTTCCTGAGATAAAAGAAAATCGATTGCGTCACTTTCGAAAAAATCAGTCTTCAACTTGATCCAATAATAAATTTTGCTATTATCCTTGATTTCCGACATAAGCAATCTCCTTTCTATTCTTCTGATTCTTTGATTTCGTTAATAACAACCATCACACATGGTTTCTGTGCATATCTCTTGAAAACATGCAGGTCTGATACTTGCTTATCATCTTCGAAAGCCACTTTGTTCAAAGAGTCCAGTACAACCTTTGCGATGTTGTCGGAATCTGGCTTCTTTTGTGGTTGTATTTCATTTGCAAGCATCTTATTTAGTTTCACTTTTGATACATTCTTAGGTAGTGAGAAATACGCGAAAATCTTCACTTCCAGGGAACCTTTCAGCATGCTTGGAGTGCCACACTGTTCCATGAAGCTTAATCGTACTAGATTCTCATATTCTACTGTTTTAGGTGGTGTATGCACGCTTACATACTTACCACGATTAGAGAAGCGAGGTCTTCCTTTAGACCCCGGTTCTCCAGGTATTACAAATTGATAACGCATTATTCTTTGATTTCTCCAGTGACTGGATCTTCACCAGGTTTCTCCTGATACTCTGCATCAAAGAATTCGTTTGGAACATCTGTCATATCTTCATCAATCGTTGTCTTGATTGATTCATCCGTATTGAACTGTTTAACAAATTCAGTTTTTAATGGCGCATATTTAAGTGCTTTTTTAAGAACTGTTTTCTTTGCCATTTCATCAAAGTTTGTTTTCCACGGACCGCTGCTATATGACTTAGAATACTTTTTAGCATGTTCTAAGACATCTTCATATGACATGACCTGGAATCCCTGGCCACCATTCACCAATTTGAATGTAGCGTAATAATAGACTGGCTTTCCTCGATTTGTTCTTGCAGGTTTATGTTTAAGCACTGGATCCATTCCAAGTTCATACTCAAATTCATCATTTTCATAAACTACCTGCGCATCAATCATCTTGACTTCACCTGAACGATAGGCCAAGTCTAATAATCCTTTATATCCAACCTGGAATTGACAGACGCTTCCATATGGAATCAAGTATGCCTGGCCAAGTGGTGTATTAGGCTCCAATCCTAATTGTGCAGCATTCATCATTGCTGCTAAGAATGACTGTGGTGTACATGATGCCAATTTCGGATTATTAGATACCGCAGACAATGCGATTCGCGTGAATCGTTCTGGAGTCATCACACTAGGCAATGCCTTCGCGATTTCTCCTGACATCACTGAGATGTACTCCTTGATGGTCTGTTGTTGCTTTTTAGCCACAGTGTTTGATTGCTTCTTTGCAATCATTCCTTGTTGATTTGTTGTTGTCATGTATATTTATCCTCCTACTGTTCTTTGACTAAAAATCTTCTTGTTTTTCTTTGCATCAAGTATTGATCATAAAGCTCAGGTTCATCTTTTCTGAACTCCTTGGAATCAAATACATTTGATGTGGTAGTTCTCCAGGTAACTTTGAATTTGTCAGATGTTCCAATTCCAGAATCACCTAAGTAATTCTTTACTTCATTCTCATGTTTTTTCTGAATATCCTGAAGCACCTTGATTTTATCTTTGACAAGCTTCAATGCATCCAGTTCCTGCTGCAATGGAGTTAGATCCACGATGTTGTCTTCATCATTCTCGACCGGATGTAGTTCGCTGATGGCTTGTGCAGTTGAATCTGAACCATCGATTGGCGGTTCAACGTCATTCTCAACACAGTTCCAGAACTCTTTCTCCTGCTCGATCAGTGCATTGACTTCATCATCACTTCTTAAAACTTCATAGCAGTACAAGTCAACTCCTGGAATATAAATAGCTATATACCACTTAGAAAGTCCCGTAACCGCCATATAATGCATGCACTGTGCATAATACTGAGGTGGAATGTTTCCTTTGGAATATGTGTCCTTGTTGTATTCAGATGTTGTCTTGATTTCAAGACCTGCATCCTCTCCAACAACCAATCTGTCAACATTGGCCAACATGAATGGATGGTCTACAGATTGAAATGAGAAGCCACTCTTTCGACATTTCTTGCCGGTTTCTTCTTCCCAACGTTTGGCCACATAATCTTCCATATCTCGGCCAAAACGCATACGCTCATTGTCAATGTTCTTATGGATTCGGCCGGTCTTTTCACACCATAGCGCATAAGCCGATTTATATTTGTTCATGCCTAGAACAGAACCGGCATCAGATCCACCGATTCCTTTTAGACGATTATCCAGCCACTTCTCATGAGTAGCTGGTAATTTATGTTTGATTACTTTATTCATCTTCATTTGATTCATCCTCTTTTTCTTCTTCTGATTCACCTGAATCATCGATGTACCGGTTGTCGTTCCACTCTCTCCAGTCATCGATGTCTTTAAAGAATGGCATTACTTCGGCACCTTCTTTCCACCATACGTATTCTGTGATTCTTTGATACATTTGATATGCAACACTTCTTCTAGATCAGCTTTCGTTAATCCGAACTTTACACAATAAGCACCAATGGCCAATTGTTGTTTTTTTGTTTTTTCTAATTGCTGAAGCAAAAACATAAGTTACCTCCTATTCATGTAAATATTCATCAAACCGATCACCAAACAAAACACTCGGTCGAAGATTACTTTTCATCACTGGATCCGTTAACCAGGCATCACACTTCTTTTCGATTACTGTTTTTAAATCATTCAATGTGTAACCATCACGAATCAACGCACTGATCAATTCAACATTTTTCTTTGTCCTAGGAGAAAATCCTTCCCCGTCTTCTTTGCCAGTTTCGACATTCAACATCTGAATGATCTGTTCAACAACCTCTGTGATGTTTTTATCTTCAGGTAAAGAAGTATATATATTCTTACTTTCTTTATTTCTTTTATTCTTTATTTCTTTAGTTGTTGTTGTTTGTTTGTTGTTCGTTTGTTGCTCGTTTGTTTTTTGTTTGTTTTCCGTTTGTTCTTTGCTCGTTGTTTGCTTGTTGCCCTCAAAGCCCAAACCTTGAAAATCTGCGTATTTTACAACACATATGACAGTATTTTTGTTCGTTGTGATACGCTTAATTTCCCCAGTTTTCGTTAGATTTTTCAGAGCCCTTTTTATCTGTTCCGGACTCAACTTGGTTTCACTCGCTAAAGTGGCATAAGAAGTGATATAAGACCCTCTTTCAATCGTTTGGCCATGCCAGCTTTTTTCGGCATAGTTTGCCTTCAACAACAAATGAATAAACAACCTGCACGTTGGTATATCGTCATACCACTCCCAATCAACAATCTGTCGAAATAGCTTAATATAGCCACCAAAATTTTCCATTCCATCACCCCCTTAACGTGTGGATCCAATCAAATTTCTTTTTTTCTATGCTTAGTCAATTGTCTTCGCAATTCCATACCAAAAGCCTTTGTACATTCTGTGAAACACTCTTTAACTTCATCCGAATTCATTCCCTCAATGACTTGTAGAAAAGCAAAACTAGCATTTGCCTTACAAGTAACAATAGGACCTTCTAACGTAGGAATTACATTCAGCTCAAACGCAGGACCATATTTATCCATGAATTTTTCGAATCTGTTCACAAATTCCTGTTTCTCTTCAATATTCTTTTTTTCTTTCTATCGATGCGCCCCGATCTGCCGATGGTCAGTAATTGACTAGGGGGATATTACATGGTTGTACATGGTTGCTACAGATGTTTCCGACCATCGACAGGTCGGAACACATCGAAATTTATTTTGTGATATAATTGGTTTGGTTAATTTTGTGCGCTATCAGTTAGTGATTATTCATTGATTGATAGTGTTTTTTGCGTTATCACGTACGTGTCTTTTATTCTTGCTTCCGTTAGGCCGAGATACTTGATCAGTCGGCTTGTAAGGATAACGTTCTTGTCAAGATTTTCTATTCCTTCGGTGGCAACATTGCTTTTGATTTCTTTCATGATCTCTCTTGCCCTTTTCTGACCGCATGGAACAAACCGCATGACATCGGATTGATTGAGGTATCCTCGCATCATTAATCGATATCTTGTTGATACCAGTTCTTCTACAGTTGGCATGATCATCCTCATACTTTCACCTCCTTTGTTTATAATTGCTCTGTAATGTCTTGGATCATCGCGATACCGCTATCCATGGCAACGTTTACAAGCTTGGTGCCTCGATTCTCGAACAAGGCTATAACGATCTCTAGCTTCTCGTCATATCTCAAACTTATGAGATCACTTACATGTCTTGTCTTCTGCAGTGCGAGAAGCAAAGCATCGCAAATTGCTTGTTTATCTTCTTTCATTTCTGTCACCTCCTTTCTATCCACCTAAAAGACCGAGCACAAGCACACCTACTATGAATGCCGTAATTAATATGGCGGCCTCGAGCTTGTCCTGTTTTTTTTGACGCGCCTTTTCTCGAAGAGCGTCCTGAGCAATTCGGGCGTCAATCTCTTTTTGAATTCGGTGGTCATTTATTTGTTTCATGAATTCGTAGTCCATATAAGTTATTCCTCCTTAAAATTTGTTCACAAAGTATATCTGTCCTTTGCTTGTTACTTTCGTGGTCTTCGTAATACGTACGCTTCCCTCCTAATCTTTTGAGTGATTATTCATGCTTCTTGCTATAATGAAACCGAAGGCTAGGTGATCCATATGCATGATTTCTTTTTTAGTGATGAATGTAATACAATTCTTTCTCTTCTTGCTTTGTTAGTTGCTCTATACAGTGTTTGGTACACAAGACGCTTCAATCGTCCTCGTATCTCCATCGAAGAATTTTATATTGAAAGATCTTTTGATTTTCCAGGTATTGAATTCTCAATATTGAATATTTCAAACACACCGATTGTATTAAAATCGATTGCTTTTTCTATTGATGGAAAATCTGTGCACCCAATCAGTAACTATGAAGGTGCAGTGGAATCAATCAAGGGCCCTCTTGGTCTCCATTTAGAAAGCCCTGTTATAGATACAGAACCAGAAATATTAGAAGACGAAACAACAATGCTTCCAAATTCAAAGGAAGATTTCCGATATTATTTCAAAAGTATCGATACTCCTATTACTATCACCGTTGAAACAGATAGAATGCTATCTATCTTTTCAAAAAAGAAATCATTTATTTTCCGATCGAATAAACGTTGCTAGAATAATCAATTGACAAATTAAAGTACATAAATTGAGTATTACTGTTAGTCCCATTCTTTTTCCCTTTCTAATCTGTTTGATGTCTTGCTCATTCCTTTTCCTTCTTATCCGCAGCCTTAGAATAAAATTTGTCATAATTACCACTAGGTGTCTTTATTAGACACTTCGTTTCCAAAAAAAATTGAATATACTTCATCTTCTGTTAAAGAGTACCTTTGAATAATTTTTTTTATTTCAATTTGAGAAAAGCCTTTGCTATTCTTCTCATGAATTTTGCTTGATAACGCTTGCTCAGAGATATCAAGATACTCGGATAATGCTTTTTGTGTATCTCCGTTTTTAGCCATTACGGCTCTTAATAGATTTTTATTCATATATTCATACTCGCTCCTTTCTTATAGTGTCTTTTTAAGACACCTTTAATATACATCAGTTTTTATCGGTAATCAACATAAAATGTGTCTTTTTTTTCATCATATTAAAATATAATTGAATTTCAAGAAACCGATTGATATTATTTATATAAATAGAAAGAGACGGCCGTTTTATGGAAACCGGAGATATTATAAAAAAATTAAGGAAAGATCATAATCTTACGCAAGAACAATTAGGAGATATATTAGGCGTTCAAAAGTCTGCAATCGCAAAATATGAGAATGGAAGAGTTGAAAATTTAAAACGTTCAACAATTCAAAAAATGGCTACATACTTTAACGTATCACCTTTATTATTTCTAGGATATGACGATATTGATCCTAAGCTTGACAATCTGTATGAGGTATCCACTCAAACATTGCCTATGCTTGGATCCATTGCATGCGGTGAACCGATATACTGTGAAGAAGATCGTGAATCATATGTATTAAAAGGAACAGAAATTAAAGCTGATTTTTGTTTGAGAGCCAAAGGTGACAGTATGATCAATGCCAGAATTTACGACGGCGATATCGTATTTGTCAGAAAACAAGATATCGTCAACAATGGTGAAATAGCTGTTGTTATCATTGATGACAGCGCCACTTTGAAACGTTTCTACTACTACAAGGAAAAAAACTTGGTCATTCTGAAACCGGAAAACCCAAAATATGAAGATATCATATTGGCAGGAGAATCATTGGAAAATGTTCGTGTACTCGGGAAAGCCGTAGCATTTCAAAGTGACGTGGAGTAGGGACAAAGAATAAAAACGAATTGAAGGAACAGGAAGATAAACTATGGGACTATTTAATAAAAAAGAATTGTCTAGAATCAATGAGCTAGAAGGAGAAAACAAAAAATTAAAAGAAACTTTAGATTCCTTTGGAGGCATGAATAGGTTTGAACTGGAACAGGAAGATAAAAAAATACAAGAAAGCATTAAATTAAAAAAATCAGAGCTTGATTCTATCAATGCAAAAATAGTCGAAGCTCAATCCAAGCTATTTGATTTAAATGATGATATTGATCTACAGGATTTTGCTTTATATACTCCAAAATATGATTGTATGGATAGTAATGAATATTCTGAAAAAATCAAAGCGTGCAGACAAGAACAAAAGTACATGATAAGGAATAAAATGGCACTTGCTTATTCAGATAATTGGACACTGGATGGAAGCAAAGCGAAAGGCCGCGCTATGAATAACGATAATATGAAAATGGTATTACGAGCATTCAACAATGAATGCGATTCTATTATTGATAAAGTTAAGTTCAACAATATCGATAAGATCTCAAAACAGATAGACAAAGCTGCTGATGCAATTGACAAGTTAAATAAAAGAAACAAAATATCCATTACTGGAAAATACAAACTTCTCAAACATGAAGAACTGGATCTTGTATATGAATATCGTCGTAAAAAGCAGGAAGAAAAAGAGAAGCTTCGTGAGCAACGTGCCGAGGAAAGAGAATTAGCAAAGCTGCAAAAGGAAATTGAAGAGCAACGCAAAAAGATAAAAAAAGAGCAAATGCAATATACCAAAGCGAAAGAGCAGTATCTCGAACAATTGGCAAAATGCTCAGAGGATGAAAAAGAAGGATTATTAGCGAAGATCAATGATATTGACGCACATTTAAATGAAGTTGATAAGAATCTAAAAAATATAGATTATCGCGAAGCAAATAAAAGAGCCGGATATGTTTATATCATCTCGAATATTGGATCGTTTGGAAAAGACATATACAAAATTGGAATGACAAGACGTCTTGATCCCCAAGATCGTGTAGACGAATTAGGAGATGCATCTGTTCCATTTGCTTTTGATGTTCATGCAATGATATTCTCAGACGATGCGCCAACACTAGAAAATAATTTGCATAAGGAATTCGACAATAAAAAAGTAAATATGGTTAACGGCAGAAAAGAATTCTTCCATGTTACGCTAGAGGAAATAAAAGAAGCTGTAAAGAAATACAATGAAAATATCATTGAAATAAAGGATACACCCGATGCTGAGCAATATAGAGAATCATTGCTCATTCGAAAAAAATTGAAAGATTAAGCACATAAAAAAAGCGCCCTCACTGGCGACTGGTACTCGTCATAGAGGGCACAACACATAAAAAGAATGACTGACAATCATTAATCTTTTTATGTGCTCATTTTAACAGATATTTCTAACAAAGGAAAGGAATGAGTACTATGGCAGTATATAAGGTTAAGAATGGATGGTGCTATAAGGGCCGTATTCCGGTCCCTTTTCAAAGAGGCAAATACAAGGATTATTATAAATCCGGGTTTAAGAAAAAGTCGGATGCCATTAAGGCAGAACAGGCTTTCCGCGATGGTTACTCGACCAACATGGGGGGCCTTACGCTCGATCAGATCGTGATCATGTATCACGAAAGCTATCGGATGCAGAACGTGAAGGAATCAACATTGATCGGGGACGAATCGTATTATAGACATCATATCAAGCCTATTCTTGGCCATTACAGGCTTCATGACATCACGCCTCAGGCCGTCGAACGATGGAAGTCATACATGATCGATAAACCTAAAGCTGATAATAGAAAAAACGGTAATACCCACTATTCTGCCTCTTCCGTCAATCACGCAAAGAATGTCCTTAGCAAATATCTATCCTATGCCGTGAGACTTGGGTACATACCTTATAACCCATGCCACAATGTTCCTGGGTATACGAACAAGGAAGAAATAAAAAATGATAGGCCCGTTAATTTCTGGGAAGTTGATGAGTTCCAAAAATTCATCCAATGCGTAGATAATGATAGATACAATGATACTTTTACATTTCTTTTTTACACGGGCCTTAGAGAATCAGAAATGTTCGCTCTGCAATGGAAGGACATAGATTTTATCGGGCAGACCGTGAGCATAACAAAATCGATCACATCAAAAACAGCAGATCATGCCTGGAAGCTTACGACACCAAAAAACAAACAATCTATACGTACCATCGACTTGCCAAATTCAGTTAACGATATGCTTCAAAAAAGGTTTGAGCACGAAAAGAATAAAGACGGCTTCAATATGGACTACTTTGTTTTTAGCGATGTACGACCGATGAGCCGCAGTGATCTGGCGCGCAAGCTCGACATGTATATAAGGGAATCGGGAGTGAAGCGTATCACGCCACACGGCTTCCGTCACAGTCACGCTTCTTTCCTTATAATGAATGGCGTTGATGACAGTTTGATAGCCGAGCGCCTTGGCCATACGGTCGCAGAACTCAGGAAGACATACGCCCATATTTACAAATCGATGAGACAAGACATGAAATCTTTGCTGGATGAAAAATGCAGTTTTTAG